TGGACGGTGTGTATACCACGGACCCCCGCATCGTCCCCAGTGCCCGCAAACTGGATGAGATCACCTACGACGAGATGCTGGAACTGGCGTCGCAGGGGGCCCAGGTGCTCCACAACCGCAGCGTGGAGCTGGCCAAGAAGTTCAGAGTGAATTTGGAAGTCGTGTCCAGCCTGGAGCGCAAGCCCGGCACGAAAGTCAAGGAGGTCACCAAAGTGGAGAAAACCAATATCGCCGGTGTCGCCAAGGACACCAGCATCGCCCGCGTCGCCCTGATCGGTCTGCAGCACAACCCAGGCGTTGCCTTCCAGGTCTTTGACCTGCTGAGCAAGCACAACATCAACGTGGATGTCATCCTGCAGTCCATTGGCCGGGAGGACACCAAGGACATCACCTTCACGGTCCACAAGAAGGACCTGGAGGAATCCAAGCAGATTCTGGAGGAACATAAAGAGACCCTGAGGTTCGACCACATTGAGACGGATGAGAGCATCGGCAAGGTCTCCATCGTGGGCGCGGGCCTCATGAGCAACTGCGGCGTGGCCGCCAGGATGTTTGAGGCCCTCTACGGTGCCAGCGTGAACATCAACATGATCTCCACCAGCGAGATCAAGATCTCCTGCATCATCAACCGTGACGACGCCGACAAGGCTGTCAGCGCGATCCACGATATGCTGTTTGACTGATTTTTTCTGCAAAGAATGCGATGATTATGACCGACGGGTTCCGACAGAAACCCGCCGGTCATAATTTTTTTACACCCGGCGACGTTTACACAAAATGCAAAGGGGTGTATAATAAATGCTGTATCTGTGCGGCGCTGTGCGCTGCAAATCGGACCGAAAAGGAGCAACGCCGCAGGATGGAACAAAAACGCACCGCGCCCCGGGCGCAAAAGACCCAGCCCCTGACCTACCGTGAATGGAAGCGCCACAAACAGCTGCGCCTGGCCCGCAACTGGGGGCTGTTTCTGGCCGGGTGCGCCCTGGTGGTGTTCCTGCTGACCAAGGGCATCCTCTGGCTGCTGCCCCACCTGCACGGTGCCGACGGGCCCCAGATCTTTGCCGCCAGCGCCTACGACAGCACCGACTACTTCTTTGATGCCGACGATGCGCGCCTTGTGCTGGTGAACGCCAATCTGCCCTTTGACGAGGAACCTTCTCCCACGCTGGATGCCGCCGACGAGGCGGGCACCCAGCTGGAAACGGAGGCCGCGCAGCAGTACCGCAGCATGGCCGAGGCAGCACAGGCCGACGGCATCACCCTGACGCTGGTCACCGGCTATCAGGATGCCGACACCCGCACCGCAGCCTATGAGGCGCAGAAACAGACCTACCCTGCCCGGCACAAGTCGGAAGAGGAAGCATCTGCCCGGGCCGCCGCCATCCTGCCCGAAGCCGACGCCAACGAGCACGGCACCGGCTATGCGGCCGACATCCTCAGCACGGACTACACCGCCCAGGACACCGGCTTTGCCGATACCCGCGCCTACCAGTGGCTCACGGCCTACGCCGCCGAGTACGGCTTTATCCTGCGCTACCCGGAGGACCGGCAGGCCATCACCGGGGTGGTGTTCGAGCCGTGGCACTGGCGGTATGTGGGGGTGGAAAACGCCCTGGCCATCCGTGCCAGCGGCCTGAGCCTGGAGGAATTCCTGGCCGAACAGAAGGCCCTGTGACCTTTGCAAATAAAACGTTCCGCGCCCTGGCGCGGAGACGGAGGAACTGAAATTGGAACGTATTCTCATTGCGCCGGGCGTGCATCTTTCCTGCGACCCGGCGGAAAAATTCAACCGCTGCCGCATCAGCATCCATTTTGCCTTCCCGGCACAGCGGGCCACGGCTACCGCCCACGCCCTGCTGCCGCTGGTGCTGGAGCGCGGCTATGCGGACTGCCCGGACATGACTCTGCTGACCAAGAAGCTGGCAAAGCTGTACGGCGCAGACCTGACCGTGGACGCCCGCCCCATGGGCTGCAACCACAACCTGTGCGTCAGCGTGACCGGCATCAAGGATCGGTTTGCGCTGGAAGGGGAGCCCCTGACCCGTGAATATGCCTCCATTGCGCTGGGGGCGGCTTTCCACCCGGCCTTCGTGGGCGGCGTGTTCGACCCGCAGGCCGTGGAGAAGCTGGAGGCGAAGCTCGCCACCCTGGAGAAGCACCAGGAGATGATGAAAGCGGCCAACGCCGCCATCCGCATGAAAGACCCGGCCAAGGGAGACGCCAAGCTCGCGGAGCTGGGCTACACCCCGGAGGACATCGCCAAGCTCAGAGCGCCGGACTTCTGCGGGCGCATCGGTTATCCGGCCTATGAACTCCAGAACAACAACGCCAATATCCGGCGCATCCGTGGCCGGATCGCGGAACTCAAGAAGCGGACCGAGAACACCCCGGAGGGCTGGGAGTTCGACGGGGGCCGGGTCGTGGTGAACACCGCGGAGAACCGCCTCCAGATCATCTTCGATGGGAAACCCGACGCGGACATCCGAACTGAACTCAAGGGAGAGGGCTTCCGGTGGGCGCCGTCGCAGGGGGCATGGCAGCGGCAGTTGACCGACAACGCCATGAGAGCCGCCCGCCGGTTGAAGTGCATCGCGCCCCAGGTCTGAACCATCTACCAAAATCATACCAGAAAGCGGGTGAATGAGAGTGGCTATCGCAGCAACAAAAAAGCCCCCCGCGTATCTGCGGGAGGCAAGGATGAGGGCTGGATTTGTCAGCCGGGGAACGGCGTCAACCGTTGTTCCGTATTCGCCGGAGACCATAGGACGCCATGAGCGCGGCGACGTGGAGATGGAGCCGGAAGACGCCCTGGTCTATGCAGAGTGCTACCAAAGCCCGGACATCCTACCCAGGTATTGCGCTACCTGTCCGGTAGGACGGGCAATCGGGAGAACGGCCACCGACCGCCCTCTTGCACATGCGACGCTCAGGGTCCGGCGGCTCATCGAGGACGGTCAAGACGTGGCCGACCGCCTGGAGGAAATCGCCTTTGACGGCGTGATAGATGCCTCTGAGCGGACCGACTTCATGGAGGCCCTGGACTTCCTGCGGAAGCTGGAAGAGAGTATCAACGACATCATCTTGATTGGCTTAGGAAAGGAAAAGGCCGCCCCCGGTGCAACGGGAAGCGGCCAAGCGCGAAAATAACTAACCTGGAATTATTGTAGCACATTCCTACCGGCCCTGTCAAGCCGAAAGGAGATTACCCAATATGGAAAATGCCATCGTCCAACTCAACAAGTACCCCAAGGACAAGTACAACGTCCTGGTCCCCGTCACCACCATGCAGGTAGCGAGCAACCTCCAGCGGATCACCGTCTCCGAGGTCCAGCTCGACGTCCGGCAGGACAGCTCCAACCGGGGGCCGAGCAAGGACATCTACTACGAGAAGTCCAGCAGCGCCTTTGCCATCACCAAGGTAGGCGGCATGAAGCTGGCTGCGGCGGCCAATATCAGCATCGTGGACACCGCCACCGAGCGGACCGAGGGCTGCCAGCGGTGCATTGAAATGGCGCGGGCCACCGGAAAGCCCAGGGTATGCGGCACCTGTGAGCACGTCCACGACGTAGCTGTCACCGTGACTATCCGGGTCCCGGAGCCGTCCGGCGGCTTCCGGCTGATGAAAGCCACCAAGGAGATTGACTGCACCCTGGAGGCCGCCGGGATGAAAGACGGAGCCAACGGTCAGCAGTTCCGGCGCTTCCTCCCCCACCGCACCGCCATGGCTGAGAGCAAAGCCTTTATGCGGGCTATCCGGGCCGCCCTGGGCCTGGCCGGGACCTACGCCTATGAGGAATTGAAAAAGCCCTTTATCGTGGCCCGCGTGGTCCCCAACCTGGACGCCCCAGAAATCAAGCAGGCCGTGGCGAGCAACTACCTCCAGTCGATGGGTATGCTCTTTGAGATGCCCACCCAGGCGTCCAGGGCGAGCCTCCCGGCGGCGCAGGCCGCCGAGACCGTCACCCCCTACGAGGATGAGGGGCCTATGCCCTGGGATGAGGCACCGGAAGAGCCGGAGGATAGCTGGAGCAGATCGCCGGAGTACGGAGCTGTCCCGGATTGGGCGGACCCGGAGCCGCAGGGCGTGTTCTGTTCGGAGTGCCGCCGGGAGATTACCGGCGGTCAGAGCAGGAATGGCCGTAAGTGGAGCGCGGAGGACATTGTGGGGTACAGTCAGCGCACCTTTGGGCGGGTCCTCTGCCCTGAGTGCCAAGAGAAGATGAAAGGAGCGCAGAGGAGATGAGCGTGATTGAATTTGCCCGGCAGCGCATGGAAGAGGAAAGCCGGGAGCCGGACGGCGGGGATTGCCGCTATTGGCGGGCCTACCTGGATGGAGCCTTAGCTCAGGCCAAGGAAGACGCGAGAAAGGAGGCGGACCATGATTAAGATACTGCACACCGGCGACATTCACCTGGGGGACCTGGCAGGCCCCACCAAGGACGGCGCAAATCTGCGCCGCCAAGACACCTTGCGGTGCATGGACGCCATTGTGAACAAGGCCCGGACGGAGGGGCCGACCGTGACCATCATCGCGGGCGATCTCTTCAATCGGTCCCGCGTGTGGGCCGATACCGCCCTGGATGACGTCAACGACGCCATTTCCCGCTTCATCGTCCCTCTGTGCGAGTACAGCGACGCGGTGGTGCTGCTGTTCGGCACGATGAACCATGATAACCCCCGCGCCTTTGAGGTCATCCGCAAGGCAACGCCGGACCTCAAGAACCTACACATTTACACCGAGCCGAGGGTGGAACGCCTGGTGACATCGGAGGGGCCGGTCCAGATTATGGCCGTCCCCGGCTTCGACAAGGCGCGGCTGCGCCTCTTCTGCCCTGGTGCCGATAAGGAGACGGAGAACCGGAACGCCACCGCCCTTGTCAACGACATCATCCTGGGGCTGGCTACGGAGCTGGACAGGAGCCTCCCCTCCATCCTCACGGCCCACTACACGGTAAGCGGGAGCGAGGCTGACAATGGCAGCACGTTCCTTGCCGGACAGGACGTGGTGGTCCTCCCGGCCACCATCGACGCGGCGGGCGTGGACCTGGCCTGCTTCGGCCACATCCACAAGCCCCAGCGCCTCAGCTCTACCACATCGGCCTACTACTGCGGAAGCGTGAACCAGCTCACTTTCAACGATGAGGGGACCGCTCATGGCTTCTGGCTGCACCAGCTTTCAGACGGGGACCGGAGCGTGGCCTCGGAGTTCCAGCGCACCCCGGAGCGAGTACACCGGACGGTGACGATGAAGCAGCAGGACGTGTCCGAATTCATCTCCAGCGGCACCCTCAATCCTGGGGATGTGGAGGGGCGCGTGGTCCGGGTCCGGTATTCCTGCACACTGGAGCAGGAAAAAGCCTTTAACCGGGCCGAGCTGCAAAAGCGCCTGATGGACGCTGGAGCGTTTTATGTGGCCGAGATTATCCCGGATGACGTGGAGGCCCTGGACGCCAAGGACCAGCTCACGGAGCACGACGGCCCCGCCGAGTGCTTGTCACGCTGGCTGGAGACCAACGACATCACCGGCGAGAAAGCGGCCCGCCTCATGGAGCTGGCCGCGCCGATCATCAAGCAGGCCGACGATGGACGCGAGGACAGCAAACACGCCGGAGCCTTTATGCCCCGGACGATTGAGGTCAAGAACTACCGGAGCTACACGGAGGCGGCCTTTGACTTCTCCCCGGTACACATGGCGATGGTGAACGGCCAGAACGGTGTCGGCAAGTCCTCTCTCTTCATGGACGCAATCGCGGACTGCCTCTACGAGCAGACCCGGAAAGAGGACATCGGCGGCTGGGTCCGCGACGGGACAAAAAGCGGCAGCATCATCTTTTCCTTTGCCCTGGGCGGGCAGGACTACCGGGTCATCCGCACCAGGACCAAGAGCGGGCGCGGCACCCTGGCCCTCCAGCGGTGGAACCCGGAGGGGGACGCCTGGGCAGATGAGAGCGACACTACCATGAAGCTGACCCAGGCCCGCATTGAGCGGCTGCTCGGTATGGACTGCAACACCTTTTGTAGCATCGCCCTCATCCGGCAGGACGCCTACGGCCTCTTCCTGGACGCCGACAGCGACCGGCGCATGGAGGTCCTATCTGCCCTCCTGGGCCTGGACATCTACGGCAGGATGGAGGACATCGCCAAGGCATCCGCTACGGAGCAGCGCCGTACCATCGCCGCCCTCAAGGAGCGTATCAACGTCCTGGGCGAGCAGATCAGCGAAAAGGATGAGCTACTGGATGAGGACATGGTGCTGTCCGAAGAGATGGACGAAGCTGTCCATGACGTAGCATCCGGCGAGGCGGACCTCCGGGCGCTGGAGAGTGCCGAGGCTCTGCTTGCCGAAGTGATACGGCAGGCCGAGGATAAGGACGCCCAGGCCAAGGAATATGACCGGGAGCGAGACAGAAAGGCTCTGGAGCTGGAGAAACTGGAGGGCCAATACCAGGACGCCCGCCACCTTGCAAACGGTCTCAGAGACGCCCAGGACGCCGCTGAGAGGGTCAAGGCGGCGCGGGCAAAACTCCAGGACCTCTCCCCCAAGGTGGACCGGGACAAGGAGCTGCTAAAGGAGCTGTCCCGCCTCCGGGATGAAATCGGCAAGGCGGAGCTGGACGCGGAGGCGGCCCGGAGAAAGCTCCGGCAGTACCAGGACATCATCGACAGAAAGCCGGACGTGGAGGCGGCCCAGGCCGCGCTTGACGCCCTGGCCCCGGTAAAAGCGGAGGCCCAGGAGCGGCTTGCCAAGTCCTTTGAGACTACTAAGGCGCTGCTGGCCGCACGGGAGGCCAAAGACAAGCACCTGGCAGACAGCCGGGTCCGCATCGGGGAGCTTCAATCCCGCCTTGCGGCGGCTCAGGCCGAGGCCGGGAAGCTGGCCGACAGCGGTTGCCCTGTGCCGGAGACCGCTACTTGCAAGTTCCTGGTGTCCGCTGTGGCAGCTCAGGCCGCTATCCCGGAGCTGTCCTACTCCCTGGAGACCATGAAAGCGGAGGACCGCGCCCGGTATGAAGAGCTGACGAAAGCCTATGAAGAGGTCCTGGCAGCGCATGAGGCCCTGGGTAATCCGTCGGGAGACCTGGCGGAGCTGGAGGCCAAGGAGCATACCTACCGGACCATGACCGCCATCGCGCCGCAGATCGCGGCGGCAGAAGCGAAGCTGGAGGAAATCACCGCCTCCATCCAGGCCGCCGAACAGACCGCCCAGGACGCCAAGGAGCGGACTGTGGAGATTGACGCGGAGCGGGCGGCCCTGGGGCTGGCGGTCATCGAGTACCAGGCCGCGAAGAAGAGCATTGAAGACGATGAACCCATCGCCGGACATCTGGCCGACTGCCAAGCGGCCGGCGCGACCGCCGACGCCCTGGAGCCGCAGCTTGAGCGCCTGCGCCTGGAGATTGCGGAGCTGACCCGGAAAGTCACCACCGCGCACCAGGAGGCCGAGGACATCCGGCAGCGAGCACCGAAAGCGCCTGGGGACGTTAAGGGCCTGCGGGCCGCCCTGGAGAGCCGCCGGAAGAGCCTCACCGAATTTGCTACCCAGCGCGGGGTCATCAAGGCCAAGCTGGAGGCGATCTCCGAGGCCGAAGCTCAGACGGCAAAGCTCCGGCGGGACATCGAGGACGCGGCGGCCACCCTGAATGACTATACGGTGCTTACTCAAGCCTTTGGCCTGGACGGTATTCAGTACATGATTATCCGGGGTGTGGTCCCGGAGATTATGCGGCAGAGCAACGACATCCTGGCCGCCATGACCGGCGGGCGCATGGCCGTTGACATCCGCACCGAGCGCGAGCAGAAGAGCACAAAAACGGTAGTCAACAGCCTGGAGGTCTGGATTAACACCATCACCGGCGGGAACCGGCCCTATCAGTCCCACAGCGGCGGCGAAAAGGTGAAGATAGCCCTGGCCGTCACCCTGGGCCTGGCCGACGTCAAGGCACGGAGGGCAGGCGTCCAGCTCGGTATGCTCTTCATTGATGAGCCGCCCTTCCTGGACGCGGACGGGACGGAGGCTTACGCGGACGCGCTGGTGAACATGGCGGCCAGAAACCCCAATATGCGGATTTTGGCTATCTCCCATGACCCGACCATGAAAGCGCGGTTCAGTCAAAATATCATCGTGACCGGCGGCGAAGACGGTAGCTCTGTAACGATGGAGTGAAACCCATGAGGCCGGGCGGCCTCAAATCCACGGAAAGGAGGGGTCCGCCTGAGGTACATCATGGAGCACCGAGCTTTCGCCAACCGCATGAGGCGGACCCCTCTATCCATGGCCGCGCAGCTCCTATGGTACAAGCTGATGGATTTAGCCAATAGCCTGCGCTGGCCGGAGCACTTCGCCCTGGACAACAGTAGGCTATGCGCGATGATAAACACTAAATCAAGGACCACCACCATAGCGGCCCGACAGGAGCTTATAGACGGCGGCTATCTGGACTTCACCCCAGGCATCAAGGGGCGGCCCAGCACCTACCATCTCCGCTCAGTGGAAGAGATGGAGGGCTGGCAGCCGCCCCCGGATGACCTGGAGGGAGACTTCCTGGCAGAGTTCAAAGAGGACCCGACAAGCTATTTCGGCTACACGGAGGCCCTGGGGGTGGAGCTTGCGGAGACCACCGCCCACCTGTGGGCAGAGTTCTTCCCAGGCAAGACCCCTGGGCCATACGATGAGAAGCGGACGTTCTTTCAGATCATGGTCCAGTCTCAGAATGAGGATGGAGAGTGGTCCATGTCATTCCCGGAGGAAAACAAGGAGCTGCTGGGCTACGCCTTTGAACAGGGCCGGAAGCGCGGGAAGCTCTTTTGGGGGTACATTGAGAGCGTCATGCGAAATCTTAGGGACTGTGGCATTAAAACCGTAGAGGAAGCCTACGAAAACGAAGAAAAATTCTATGAACGGAGAGGATGGAACAAGTGAAAGAACGGACGATGACCCTTGCTTGTGGCGCCCTGTGCGCCCTGGTGTTTGTGAGCGCCCTGTTTACGCCAGGGCAGGCCAGAGGTGCGGCCTTTGCTGAGCCTGCGGACGCGACGGAGCTTCCGGTCCTGATGGTGGACCCGACGCCTACCCTCACCGCATCGCCGGTCCCCACCGCCCCGCCCCCTCCCCCCCGGA